TTAATAGGTACATATCAGTATTATTTACAAATGATCAGAGATGTAACCGGACTAAATGAAGCAAGAGACGGTAGTGCTCCAGCTAAAGATTCACTAGTGGGTTTACAAAAAATGGCTGCTAATGCTTCTAACATTGCAACTAAACACGTATTAGATTCTTTGTTATACTTAACAGTTAGAACGTGTGAAAATATAAGTTTAAAAGTAGCTGACGTTATTGAAAATCCTTTAACAGAAAATGCTTTAACAAATGCTATAAGCACTTTTAATACAAAAACATTAGAAGAGTTAATGAATTTACAGCTGCATGACTTTGGTATTTATTTAGAGCTAGAACCAGAAGAAGAACAGAAAGCCTTATTAGAACAGAACATACAGGTAGCTTTACAAACAGGAGCAATAGCTTTATCTGATGCAATCGATATTAGACAAATAAAAAACATAAAGTTAGCTAATCAATTCTTAAAGCTAAGACAAAAACAAAAGATAAAGAGAGAGCAGGAGCAGCAACAAGTAAACATCCAAGCGCAAGCGCAAGCAAATGCGGAAGCCGCAGAAAAAGCTGCGATGGCCGAGGTGCAAAAGCAACAAGCGTTAACTCAAGAGAAAGTAAGTATAGAGCAAGCCAAGTCTCAATTCGAAATACAACGTATGCAAACAGAGGCTCAAATAAAAAGAGAGCTAATGGCTGAAGAGTTTCAATACAATATACAACTAGCTCAGGCTCAGATGAGTGCAGCAAAAGCAAAAGAACAAGAAATTGAAGATCGAAAAGATCAAAGAATAAAACTACAAGGAACACAACAATCTGAATTAATTAACCAAAGACAAACAGAAGGATTACCTAAAAATTTCGAGTCATCTGGAAATGATGTTTTAGGTGGGTTTGGTTTAGAAGAGTTTGGTCCTAGTTAGAATTACAAACAATTATTTAATTATATTATATTATGTCAGAAGTAAAACAAGAAGGCGATTTTAGCTTGAAAGGAAAAGCAAAAAAGCCAAAACAATTATCAAACACAGAACAAGCAACAGTTAAAGTTAGTATCAAAGAACCTTTGGTAGATGTACCTGATGCTATTACAAAAGTAGTAATTCCAAAAGATGAATTAAATCAAGATCCAAATGCCGTTCAAACACAAAAGACAGATGATAGCAATGCTGTTATCGAAGAATCAAAAAACAGTGCAGACAGCGAAGGAGTGGCTAAAGAAGTACGGAAGCCCGAAGAAGAAATAAATTCGCCTATACAATTAATTGAAGGAGATGGTGACGATGCACCAACAAATAATCAATTGCAAAAAGCTGCAGAGGAGCATAAGCAAGTAGCTGAGCAACGAGTTTTACCGGAGAACATAGAAAAGCTTGTCGCTTTTATGGAAGAAACAGGCGGGACAATAGAAGACTATACTAGGTTAAACGCGGATTATTCAAACGTTGACGACAAAGCACTATTAAAACAATATTATAAAAAAACAAAACCTTATTTAGAATCAGAAGACGTTAATCTAATGCTAGAAGATTACGATTACGACGAAGATATAGATGAGGAAAGAGATATACGCAAAAAGAAACTTGCGTTTAAAGAAGAAGTTGCAAAAGCTAAAAGCTTTTTGGAAGAAACCAAGAGTAAATACTACGACGAAATCAAGTTGAGACCCGGCGTAACTCAGGAACAACAAAAAGCAACAGATTTTTTCAACCGATACAACGAAGACGCTAAAGTAGCGCAACAACAGCACGAGGATTTTATGTCCAAAACTAATAAATATTTCGCTGAAGATTTCAAAGGTTTTGATTTTACAGTCAGTGATAAAAAGTTTAGGTATGGAGTGCAAGATCCTGCTAAGGTAGCATCTGAGCAATCAAGCATTAACAATTTTGTAAGTAAGTACTTAGACAAGAAAGGTAATGTAATCGATCCTCAGGGTTATCACAAAGCTATTTTTACGGCTACTAATGCGGATAAAATTATTAATCATTTTTACGAGCAAGGTAAATCGGATGCTACCAAAGAAATTATAGGTAAATCCAAAAATCCTAGCACGCAAGCAAGACCAGTAAATGGTTTTATTAATGGTTTAAAAGTTAAGTCTGTAACTAGTGGCTCTGATTCTTCAAAATTAAAAATTAAAAAATTTAACTAAAAAACAATTATTATGAGTTTAACTCCTCAATTTGGTAGCTTAATACCATCTCAAACACAACAGTTGTTATCTACAAACTACCTGCAATTTAATGCAGCTGGTGCTGGTGGAGCAACTTTCGCGCAACAATATTTGCCGGAAATTTATGAACAAGAAGTAGAGCGTTATGGAAACAGAACGTTATCTGGATTCTTAAAAATGGTTGGCGCTGAAATGCCAATGACGTCTGATCAAGTAATTTGGTCTGAACAAAACAGATTACATATATCTTATCAAGGTATTGGTATCGCAGCTAACGTTGGTACTACTAACGTAATTACTGTTGCTGGTAACGTAAGCAATGTTGTATCTATTAATGATACTGTTGTACTTTTAAATCCTGTAACAGGAGTTGAAGTAAAAGCTATCGTAACAGCTACTGTACCTGGGGCTGGTGGAAACTTTACAGTTGCACCTTTTAACGGAGCTGGTTTAGTTACTCAGTTTGTAGCAGCAGCTGTAACTGCAGGGGATATACCTGGTTTAAAAGTATTTGTATATGGATCTGCTTACACAAAAGGAACTAGCTTAGTTGCCGGTGGAGCTGGAAATTCAAATGCACGTATTAGCGTTGACCCTCAGTTAACTCAGTATTCTAACTCACCTATCATTATCAGAAGCCAATACCAAGTATCAGGTTCTGATATGGCTCAAATCGGTTGGGTAGAAGTTGCTACTGAAGATGGAACTTCTGGATATTTATGGTACTTAAAAGCTGAATCTGAAACAAGATTACGTTTTGAAGACTACTTAGAAATGTCTATGGTAGAAGGTGAGTATAACCAGATCGCTGCAGGTGCAAATGCCGCTGCGGGATTACCTGGAACTCAAGGTTTATTCTCAGCTATTCAAACTCGTGGAAATGTAGAAGTAGGGTTTACTGCTGCTGCTGGACTTGACGAATTTGATGCTATCTTGAAAAACTTAGATACTCAAGGAGCTATTGAAGAGAACATGTTATTCTTACAAAGACAAACGTCTTTAGATTTTGACGATATG